AGACTCTGACGAACTTAAACAAGTGAAGAAGAAAATTAGCAATCGAGTGTATAAATCCAAATGATGTACTTTCTTATATTTTTAGTTTTACTTCTTGCTGGTTCATTGGGGGTCTTGGCCTGGTATATACGCAACCTTTTAACTTATATTCGAGATTTGAATATGGACATCATCGAGCCATATAATCTCTTAAGTGATTATCGAGAACATTTAGAGACGGTCTATGAAGCAGATAGATTTTATGGGGATGCAACCCTTGAAGGGTTATTGACGCATACCAAATCCTTGATTGAAGAGTTATCTGTTTTTGTGGAGGATCGAAATATTTTCGAAGAAACTAACGAATCAAATGACCAAAACCAAGACTAAAAAGAAAAAAAATCATTACTTTACCAAACAGACAGAGGATGCTATTGTAGCCTATTGCGCCACTCTAGACCAATCAGAAAGATCCCGACTTTATATAGAAGAAATTCAGCCGGCCTTCAATGAGCTTGTTGATAAAATTGTCTACACTTATAAATTTACTTCTTTGGAAAATATAGATGTTTTAAAAGATGACTGTAAAGTATGGCTCACGACTATTTTAGGCAAGTTTAACCCTAATCAGGGTACTAAGGCTTTTTCTTATTTTTCGGTTGTTACCAAGAACTGGTTTACTCACAAAGCAAAAAAACAAACTAAAAAGAATCGAAGAGAAGTTAATTATGATTCGATGATTCGAGAAGTTGAGGCTGTGTCAGCGGCGGGAAATACTGATTTTTATGAAGAGGCTGAAGACCATCAGTTTTGGGCTTTTCTAATGAAAGAGATAGGGACATGGCGTACTCTAACTTTAAAGCCCAACGAGGAAAAGGTTTTAGACGCTATTGAAACCTTGATGACTAATATAGATCAAATTGAGATATTCAACAAGAAAGCGATCTATCTTTATATGAGAGAAATCACCGGACTGAATACCAAACAAATCGTGAGTTGTCTGAATAAAATGAGAGTCCGATATCGTTCGTTTAAGAAAAAATGGGACGAAGGAGAAATTAACTAGGAGACTAGTTAGGGTATGAAAAAAAATTTAGATGCGCTTATTGAACAAGCTCTTGAAAACATAAATAATGACCGGCAAGAGACGGAGCAACTCCTGGGAAACCTCAAGGAATATATGTCCGTGTCCGCCGAAAGATATTCCGACGCCGGTTCTACGGCGGCCAAATTTGTTGAAACCCTTCAGCGCAGCAATGAACAACTCGTAAAATTAGCTACTTTAGTTTATCGTAAAGAGAGTGCTACTACTGAAAGAGGACTAACAGAAGAGGATAAAAATTCATTATTTGAAATAATAAAGGATGGTCCTCGTAATGGCTAAATCAGATTCAAAACAAGACTGGTTAAATCCGGCGATCAGCATTGAGGCAAACACCGATAGTATCCAAAATCCTTCCTTGGTGTATGGATCGGATCCCGCCTCTCACATGTTGAAGAAAGTCTTACGAAATTCAGTATCTGTAGCCCCAGACAAGGGAAAGTTAACTCTTAAGGCTCGTGTTGTTCATGTTCCTCCTGCGAATTCCGATGAAAATAAATCTTGGTTTGCAAGCGTATGGCCATGGGCTATCACAGAGGAACCAGAAGTAGGTAATCATCCGGTAGTCCATGTCCAACTTGTAGAGGACAATCGAGACGCTTTCCTAAAGGCTCGTCCGCCGGATTCCAATAATGCTGCTTCGGGTAAACTATATCGTAAAGTTACTAACCCCTCCGGGTTAATGGTGGGTCATGGTTCAGAAGTGGATATAATTCTTAAAAACCCTCATATGGGTTATAGTAGCAATCCGAATATTCCTTCCGGTCATATTGTCAATGTTCGATCTTTGACTTCACAGAACTTAAATGGTACTGGCGGAAATTGTAATCCTAGAAAACCCAAAGGAGATGGATCTAAAACCGTGGCAGGTGCCTGTAACGGCCCCGTAGCCATAAAAAAAAGAAGTTCTCGAAATTGGGTTTCATTACCTCCACCTTCTACCACCGCTCAAATAGTTTATCCTACTAATCCTATATCCGTTACGGGAGCACATCAAGCAGTTTCCAATACAGGAACTCCGTTGTTGACTCAGGAAGAATTTTTTAGAAGGTTCGTCACTTCCGGCATCGGAGCCAGAGATACGGGTCTAGCGGGAGCTAGTAAGGATCATGGGGGTATAGATATGGTTGCTCCTGTGGGTGCTGGTATTTATGCTTCTTTGCCGGGAAAAGTCGTCAGAGTAAGGCTGCAAGGCGCACCTTCGACCAAGGTTGGTTATGGTTGGTATGTTGTAATTCGCCACGATGATTTTGTTACATCTTACGGAGGTCCCTTATATACTCTTTATGCTCATATGAAAAAACCTATCGTAAGAATGAATCAGTCAGTCTCTCAAAAGCAAAAACTTGGGGTTTCTGGGGACACCGGTAGAAGTACCGGACCTCACCTTCATTTTGAAGTGTGGTATGATCCAAATGGTAACTCAAAGCTGGGTGTAAAAGGACAAGTTATTGATTCTTTGGAACCTATAAGCGAATTTTTATTTGGACCGGGATTAGCTATCAAGAACAGTACGGGTGCTTCCCCTGGCGACGCTTATGGAGGAGAGGCTACTTAATGGGTATCAGGTTTCCGTCCGTACTGCCTGCTTTTCAAGCCGCTGGACATCGAAAAATTGAAAAACAGGATCCGGCATCTATCGCCCAGATGGGGAACGGTCTCGAACAGACTCTTCTTCTTAGCGAACCTAATCCCAATTATTTAATTGCCGATGCAGAGACAGTATCACAGGGTAAATGCGGGAGCATTATAATCCAAGGACGAGACCGACCTGGCACTATTAAATCTGGAGTAGGGTATGGGATCAAAATACCTGATCTTGATAGTCGAACGGCTCAGCCGGGAATTCTGGCCCCTTTAGGACCCAAGGCAAATCCTGTCAGCCACGCTGCGTGTATTGATTTAATAGCCGGACTTTCAGGAGTCCTAAAACGTTCGACTAATTCGGAAGGTGAATCCGTTTTAACTAATAAGAGCACCGAGCTTGATTCCGCCCGTATCTACATGACGCAATGTGCAGCCGATATTGATTCTAAAGAGTATTTCACTATTGCTAAGGGTTCGCCGGCAACAGGAAGCCCCCAGTACCGATCAGCCATTGTATTAAAATCAGACCTTATTAGAGTGGTAGGGAGAGAAGGAATAAAAATTGTAACAGGAACCGATATTTATCAAGGTTCTCGGGGAATGAATGTAGATGGGAATATCGGAGGTATCGATCTAATTGCTGGAAATGATGACTCTGATTTGCAACCTATGGTAAAAGGAGACCATCTAGTAACGGTGTTAGATCTGACTACCGACTTAATTGACGATCTCCAGTCTAGCGTTTATTTTAATTTGGAGTTGCTTACCTTTCTCATGCTTTCTTTTGCTGACCCAACCGGCGTTTCCCAAAAAAGATTATCAAGCTTGATAGACCGTCTTATTCCTGCCTTTTTAGATTTGTATTCCCAAGATATGAATTATGAATTCCATAAAGCCAACTATGGTGGTAAATTTAATGAGAGGATTAAAAAGATTTATAATCCTTTGCCCAAATATAACTTCCGTAGTAAATATAACCATGTAAACTAACCGGACCATCACCAATGAGCCTCGTTCTAACCACCCGTCAAAAAAATATTGTTAACCCTTATGCCGAATTAACTTTTCAGGAGCGCCTAGGACAACAACTAGGGGTGGATCCTTATGATTATATGAGTGCTAGAGGGCGCTTTATAATTGATGCCATTCATGATAGTTATATAAATTATCAAACTTTTCCAAATATCGGGATGGAGATAGGTCCCGAAAGTGGACTGCCGGATGGTGAGCGTACTATTACTGCCACCGATGCCCGAGCTTATTTTTCTCTTTATCCGCAAAATGGGCATTTAGGTGCCGATCCTATTTCGGGCGAACAATCCATGTTGTCATGGAGCGCAGAACAGGCCCACTTTCAACTTCAACTGCTGGTGCAAAACTTACAACGTCATAATGTATTAAAGAATTACCAAACTCAAACCGCCCCCTCGGCAGCCCTGGTTGAAAACGAAGACGGCATGGAAAAAGCGATATCTCAGCTTTTGGCTATATTTCCCAATCATTCTTCTGTTTACTTGGAGCGACTGCGTGCGTCTATGGGACTCCGAAATGAGCCCCCAATTAACCCCGATCGGCAACCTCTTCAAAATGTTTCTATTTCTCCGGTTACTAACACATTTATTGGTTCTGAGTCTAATGTGGATTTATTCGATTGGACGCAAAATGCTCAGCCCGACACCAGTCAGGAAAAAGTGTATTTCAATGTGGTAGACGATAGGTTTTATTATGTAGTTCGAACTAACATAACCGACTCAGCAGAGTTGGACATGGGGTGGATAGTTCCAGAGATGCAAGGAACCAAAGGCGAAGAGGTCAAGTTAAGATACGATCACATGGTGCATCATGGAGTCAGTGAAATTTTAAAATTTACTGGACGACACTCTGTGGAAAATTTAGAGAATATTGTGCGAGGCGGAGGAGGAATTGAGGTTCCCGCTTATTTGCAATATGATTTAGAAGATGGTGATAACCCTCGTTTTCGAAAGTATAATGCCTTTTCTTCAAAATCCCCCCGCCCAGGGTCTCGATGGAAGTTCGCCGTCAGCGTCCCCCAAGAATCTATAACTAATTTATCTATTGAGCAAGCAATCTCCTTTGAGGAGTTTGAGTTATCTCCGTATGCTCGGGCCCTGATTATCGCCGATGCTGAAAAAACAAAATTAACTACTCGGGAACCTCGATTTTTTCAAAATTTGGCACTAGCTCAATCTCTGATCAATGTGTCCGAACTCCTTGAAGAATATGCCGACACTCTCCGGGAAGAAGGAATCGGATCGGTGTTGACGAATGGGATTGACTTAGAACAAGAAAGTCAAAAGGTAAGTTCATTTTATGATCTATTTGGGGCTTTCTATTCTTATAATCAAGTAGCTCTTGAGGATGAGGATTTAGTAGAGTTTTATTTTGATGATAATTTTATTCTTTTATATATTTGTATTAATGGTGTAGCATACAATCGAGGAAGTGGCAATAGGGCTTTTGAGCCACCGGCAGAGGGTGATGCACCCACTATGATATTGGATGCTTTTGCTTACCTTACTACCGCTACATTCTCTTATATCTACCATTCGCAGCAAATTGATAGTGAGTTTCTGTTAAGCACTCCGGATACTCGGAAGCCATGGGGGTCGTTTGTAACCGGATATACTTACCCTGTACCGGACATCTCCCCTGAAAAAATAGACCAATTACGTCGATCTACGGGTCACTTATCGTTACGTAATTTTATGGCAGAAAAAAAGAATATCTTTACTAGTTTAGTTAACTTGTCCAATATCTCCCCCGAGGAGCGAGAGAAATTATATAACTCTCGACAACGGTATGTTTTTCTGACCAATGCATTGTTTGCATCAGGGTGTGATACTGCTGCTGCCCGTGCCTTGAAGGAAACTGCTATCTTAATCGCAGCCATGGAAGGTAAAATCTCTATGCGCTCTTATTTACGTCGAGCTATTCATGCGTTAAAAAACGAGGTGATCGAAGATGAAACCACTAAACGGCTTATAACCGAGGGGAGCCGAGGTATGGTGGGAGACGCTGATGATATAGGGCGTCAAGTTAAACGAATGGTAGAGAGTCAAATATTTTGCTCACTGGATGTACTAGGAGACATAGTCGGAGAAGCTGTCCTACAATCTACAGATTCCCAGCCTGCCGCTAATCAATTGGCTCGGGTGGTAAAAAATCCTCCCATTACACTAGAATTTAAAAAACTGCCGTTAATGAATAAAAAAAAGAAGGCCAAGCAAGTCTACATGTCCTTGGTTAATCAAATTATTAAGAATTTTTTCAAGTCTATGTTGGCAGCGGTAGCCAAAGATTTAGTGACAGCGGTTGCTGGGTGTGCCCCCACCGAACAAGAGGATAGACTAGATCAACTCTCGGCAGCATTCCGCCGCTACAATTATGGTGATGCAGACCTGAATGATTTAATATCAGGCGTTGATATCGTCGCTCTAGCTAAAGAGGTGGGATTGGTAAATGTAGAGCGCCAAGAAGTAGATGGAGTAGAGGTAGTAACTACGACAGATCCTACTGTTCCCCAGTTAGAAGAATTTATAGCGGATGTTTCTAAAATGGTGACACCAACTGAGCTTGGTACGTTGCTTGGTGGTGATGGTAATGATTTATTATATCGACTCATTGTAGAGGCTGTTTCGGACGGCTTAATACGTTTCAGGGTCGGCGTGGAGCCCATGTACGAAGGAGAGGGAGAACAGATTATCCAAGGCATTAAAAATGACCTTACGAGATTGTTTGGGTTTGAACAAAATACTTATCGATTTATATATGATGATATAAATCCTGCACCTTATAGCAGCTTCGAATTCACTAAAGAAAAAATTAAAGAGTTTTTTGCAGCGATTGGTTTGGCGTTGGGAGATCTCGAATCAGAAGATACCTCTAGTGCTATTGCGGAATTTTGCGATTCTCGTGATCCCGATCTCACTACCTTGGAATTGCGCTTAAGCGAGATTCAACTGGGAGGGCAAATAGACCACGTTGTCAATAGTAAGATAAATAAAATACAGGCATATTGTGATTATTTGCGCAACATGCAAAACATGCAATTGCAGTTAGATAGATTATTGGGCAGTCTTCCTACTTTTGAGTGGTATGATGATATTTTGCGACTTATTGCCAGTCTGTTGCCATGGTTGTGGGAAATGATGTCACAATGGTACAAAGACACCTTCGTTGATGACCCCAAGGGAGTAACCGATGTTACTTATAATCTTTACTCCACGTCATTAGGAGTAGATTTATTCTATCAATCTTATACACAAATGCACAATAGTTTAGTGGTTCCCAACTTAAGGAAGACAAGCGTAGGTAGATTTGTTTATGATGTTCCCTTGAGGAATGCAAGATTTTCAGGACATCCTTCGAAAACCCCTGCTAATCTTATGAGTAGAGTTTCCGATGGATTAAGACTACCGTATGCACAGTATGGAGTTTCAGGAAGAGCGGTTTCACTGGCAGCTCAGGTAGGATCTTATGCGACAACCACGGCACCCACTCACCTTCGTGACTTGTGGGGAAATGCCGTACCAAGCTATAACGCCAATCCTCAACTGGCAGCCAATTTATATGCCCAACGCTCAGATACATACGTCTCGCCTTACTTGACCGATGTTCAGTATCGTGCGCCTTATAATGGGTTCATGCCTTCAGTGACTTTATCGGTACGAAACAAGGAAGACCCCCGAGAACCGGGCTTGAGAATTTATGGGTTCAAGCCTCAATATCGCAGGGATCGTGATAGTTTTACTGAACAGAGTTCTTACAATGATGAAGACCTATTAGCAGCTTGGGTTCCTGAAGATTTTGCACTAGAGGGGGAATCTAGTGTCTCTTATGGTCTGCTGACTACTACTTTTATAGAGTCGGGAACCCAAAGTTTAACCCTTCCCAATGGAGAGGTTCTCCCCACCATCCCCAGGGGTGGACGTGGGGCCGGTCTCTCCCGACCTCAAGGAGCCGTTCAACAGTTAATCAATAGTTTTTTCCTTCAGTTGGACCGCCTTATCGATGACACGGTCCCCTACAGTCCCGATTTTAAACAAACAGAAATAAAAGTACTAGCCAATACTAGTGAAAGAGTGGACAAGCAGATCGGAGCCGGATATGTGAGTGATGAGGGAAAGCGCCGCCTTCCTCGGTATATATATGCCACTAATTTACGTGTATTTGAGGAAAACCCGGACCCATGTGTTACGGCAGATCAACGAGCGGATGCATTAGCATGGTTAGGCGTTATTCAAGCACGTATTCAACAATTTTTTATTAACGTCCTGCCGTTGGCCAGAGTTTACCTTACTTGGAATAATCTCGGGACGGTAAAACTAGTTACGGACTACCTCTATCGGAAAATCCGACTGGAGTTAAAAGAACGAAACCTTTGGAATCCTATACTCCAAAATATAAAAATGGTAGAAGATGTTTATGGGAACTATCCCCCTGAAAATCCACAAATACCATTTTCCGACAGACTTACACCTGAAGATAACCTTAAAATTATTATTGAAAGGATGTTTGTAGGGATGTTAGATAATATTGCCCGCAGTTCGGAGTATGTAAATATTAATCGATCTTTGTATGAAAGTTATGAAATTGCCGGCGAAGAAAGCCCTATTCGCCAACAATATCTCACCACGCTCTATCTGTTTTTCAAGGAACTTCAAGCTCGAATTTCCTCGCCAGATCGGAGCTATGGTCGTATGGGGTTGTCTGAGGAAGAAGCCCGTAGGGCGCTGAGTCTTTTAGCACAGATCATCGATGACCAGACATTGTCGGTCACTCCTTTTGGCGAACAGATAGGGTCTTATTATTTTCCAATTGGACCACTTTATGCAACCTATTTAATCTTTTACGACCACTCAGTCCGAGTAGGTGAACGATATAGTGATATCTTTTACAGAACCGAAGTAGAAATTGCCAGTACTGATGATGCTTTTTTGACAGCACTAAGAGGACAAACTTATACTGCTTTCTCGGCACAATACATAGGATTCCCTGTAGCTTTTACCACGTACAATAATTCCAATACAATAACCTACTATAATAAGCCTCAAGTTCAAGCACGGATAGACTATCTTAATGAAATTTTGGATGATATGACCTTGGTAGAGATAAGTCCAGCCGAACGCCGCCGCCTGGAAGGGGCAGAAAGTCCAAACGCTCTCAGGGAAACTAAAGACCAGTTTTTAGAAGTGATTGACAATGGGTGGAGATATGTTAGTCCTAATGGACAACCCCAGGCATATTATGATGCGCTGAAAAGAATTTTTGATTTTGTTTATAAGGGCGACGGCAACGCCTGGACTTGGCCAGGTAACGGTCGCCACAGAGCCGGAGATGCCTGGGACCCCTCCACCCCGCAAAACATAGAACAATGGGAAAGAACTTGGAGTTTTTACCAAAGAGGGCTCAATCCGGATCATGTTATTGCCAACCCTGGACAATATGATGCTGAAACCGAGTCTGAGGCTTGGTGGTATGCTAATGTTACTATCAATGCCCGCACAGATGCTGCGGCAAGATTTCGCAATTTGGGGAGTTCGGGGTGGGATGAGTTTCGACCGGGACCCTATACGAACGGAGTTTTTAACGATTTGTTAGTATCTATAGATGAGATGTGTGCTATGAGTCCGCTGCGTCTTGATCGATATGTGGCTGATCTTTCAGGGCTAGAACCTTTTAATAGTGTCGATAATTGGAACAACGAACTTCATCAACGAATAGCAGCCACTACGGCTATAAATCAGTTGGAATATGCTCGTTCATTTGTGTGCCTTAATAGCGGCCCTTCTAAAGCAGATGTAAGACGTGAAAAAAATGAACTCCAAGCACTAATTACACCAAATGAGTAAATTACAGGGAATATCCCCACAACTACCGCTATCTTATGATGAGACCGATGGACCATATCGGCTCAATAAGAATTTGCTTCAAGCTATACGACAGAATTTTAAAAATCTAGTTTTAACGTCTCCCGGAGAACGAATAATGGAGCCTAATTTTGGAGTGGGTCTGTATAACTTTTTGTTTGAACCTTTAACCGGAGACACCATGGATCAATTGGTCGAGAAGATAAGTGAGCAAAAATCCATTTACATGCCGAGTGTCAATATTGAACTTATAGACTTTGTTACCAGCGATGAAGATCGCTCATTGGCATTTAACGAAATTCAGGTAATCATAAAATATAATATATTACCTTACAATGCTCAAGATGAATTAAGAATAACTTCTACTATGACTAACTAATTAAGTTTATAAGGAAAAAAAACGATGGCCAAACCACCAATTAATTATAGCAGTCGAGAGTATTCTTCTATTCGGGACGACTTGGTCAACTATGCCAAGCGATACTACCCCACCACCTTTAAAGACTTTAGCGAAGCATCATTTGGAGCGATGATGGTGGATATGGTGGCTTATGTAGGTGATCAATTATCTTTTTATTCCGATTTTCAAACAAATGAAACCTTCTTGGATAGTGCTATACGGTTTGAGAACGTAATCCGGTTAGCGAACATTTTGGGTTACAAAACGGCAGGCGCTGCGCAATCCACCGGACAGGTTGCTTTATATGTCACTGTCCCTGCTAACCCTTTATCTCGTGGACCTGATTTAGCGTATTTCCCTATATTAAGAGCGGGAACTTTAATTGGCTCGGGAGGCGGATCAGGAGGCGGTGGCATTTTTACTTTAGTGGAAGATGTAGATTTTACTGACCCCAACAACCAAGTGACCGTAGCCACCGTCGATACGACTACTGGAAACCCTACTAATTTCGCTATCAAGGCCTATGGAACAGTAATATCCGGACAGCGTTTTAGTGAAGTTGTAACAGTGGGAGATTATGCCCGTTTTCGCAGAATCCAGCTTCAGCGCACCAATGTCTCAGAGGTTATTTCGGTAACTGACGGTCAAGGAAATGAATATTATGAAGTTCCCTATCTTACACAAGACGTAGTAATCCAACAAGTAAAGAATATCAACAGCGACCGAACGGCTGTACCTTATGTTATGAAGCTGACCCCGGCCCCTCGAAGGTTTATTACTTCCAACACTTATGCAGGTAATACATTTATTCAGTTTGGGTACGGCTCTTCAGCCAACTTAACCAGTGATGTGGTGGCTGATCCAGCGGATGTGGTTTTAGATGTAACGGGACGGGATTACATTACGGACACGACCTTCGACCCCGGAAAGCTTATCCAGACCGACAAGTTTGGAGTGGTGCCGAGTAATACTACTCTTCGGATAGTTTACGTCGCTAACTCAGTTGCTAATGTTAATGCTGCGGCTGGGACACTGAGTCAGGTTTCTAGTCCTAATTTTTCTTTCAAGAATGAAGCCTCTTTGAACAGTACACAAGTATCTACTGTCCGATC